GCGTCGACCATCTGCACATTCGACTGGGTTAGGCCGCGTTCGGCCTGGATGCGCCGCTGGTGCTCGGCCTGGGCCACTTGGGCCGCGCGCGCCGTCATACTTTGCTGGTTGGCGAGCTGGCGCTTCAGCTCAAGGACGCCCTCATCCTCCGGCGGGGGCTCCGGCGACGCCCGCATCGGCGAGTCTACCTCGGCCGGCGTGGGCTTTTTGTCGCCCTTGCGGACCGGCGCGCCGCCGACAACGACGGTTTTCGGCTCTAATCGCTCCTCCGGCGAGAGATCGTCGTCCGGTTCGTCGATCAGCGCGCCGAAGTGCGTCGCCTGCTCGGGGTCGTCCGTCTCTCGTGGCATCAGAATACCGCGTCCGGGTGATCGATTTTCGCCTTGATGAAAACGTCGGGAATGAACCGGACCTCGCGGGAGCCGATCATGCTCTTGAGGCCGTCAGAACCCCGGAAGACCACCCAGTCCCCAGGCTCAACATTCTGGCCATAAAACTGGACCGGACCGTCATCGACGAAAGCGCGCGGCCCCTTCTTCAAGACCATGCCGATCTTGCCTTGATAGCGATCCTCATCGACCGCCTCTTCGGCGATCTCCAGGCCGCTCGCGGTGCGCGTGGCGGGGCGGATATAGGTCGCGACGAGCACCTGTTGGTTGAAGGGCTCGACCTTGCCGAGATCCTCGCCGCAACCGTTCCAGATAGTGTCTCGCGGGTCCTCCAGATGGAGGGTTACGATTCTATGATGCGCGGGCAATTGGGCCTCTTCCGTGTTCGTCTTCTTCGGCGCTGATTTCGCCAATCCAGTCGATGACGTGACCAAGCGCCTCAAGGTATCCGGCGCGTTTTTTGTAGTCGGGGAAGTCAGTCGCCGCGCCGTTGATCAGCGGACGCAACATTTCCTTCTGCTTGGCCTCGATGCGCTCGATCAGCTTGTTGGCGAGGAAGACTGAGGTCGCGTCCATCTATTTCGTGAGCCCTTTGACGGCCCACATGACGGCCTCCTCGATCTTCGTCTTAGCGAGCGAGTTCTCCCGGCCTTGCGGGATGACGGAATCGATCATCGCCAGAAACAGCGCGCCCTCGTCCTTGATGCGGACCATGATCGTCTTCTCGGCATCAGTGAGAACTCGGTACTGATGCCTGACGTCGTTGTTGATGGTGCGATCGTCCGATTCGCTGTTCACGAACATGCTCATTCGGCCAACTTCACCTTTCCATCGTTCTCGCGACGCGCCTTCTCCATCCGGCCCTGGCCGGACGCCGCGCCGAATCTCTCGTTGATCCGGCCGCCGTGAGCGCGGCCCATGCCGGGAGGCGGCATCCCAGGAGGCATGCCTCCGCCTCCTGGGGGCGGCATGCCCATCGGCGGAGCGCCGCCCATGGCGCCGGGAGGCATCATAGGCATGCCCATCGGCATCGGCGGCTTCGGTGGCGCGGCCTGCGGCGGAGGTGGAGGCGGCGGCATCGCTGGATGCGGCATGACGGGCGGCGGCGGGGGCTGCTGCTGATCGCCGTGGCCGCCGACGATGACGTTGACGACGGTCTTGCCCTTGCCCTTGGTGCGTCCGCCATGCGCGCGGCCGACCCGGCCGCCACGACGCTGGTCCGTTGGCTCAGCGGTCTCATCGGAGCCAATGCCGCCTTGGCCTCGCGGCGCTCCGATCTTCGAGGTGCCGAGACCACCGCGAATGAAGTCGTAGTATTCTCGGCCACCAGGGATGTCCTCCCCGTAACCGGGGGCGTCCGAGGCCATAGCGTCTTTCTGGCCGAGCCGGTCATACGACGGGCCGCCCTTCCAGCGCCCGACCCGGCCGCCCTTCTTGCGCCCCAGCCCAGGCAGGCCAGGGATCTGGCCCGCCGGGGGCGGCGCGGCCAAGCCAGGGGGCGTCCCTTGTGGCAGAGCGCCGCCGAGCTGCTTCCCGATTCGGCCGCCCTTGGCGCGAATGAGAGGCCGGTCGCCATAGGACTCCGGGCCGCCGTCGGTGAGCTTGCTGATGTCGCGGGTCCTGCCGCCCTCGGCGCGCGCAACCCGGCCGCCGCCAGCTCTGCCGGCGCGACCAAGCGATGGCGCCTTCGCGGCTCCGCCTTGGGCGAAGGCCGAAGAATCGCTCGTTTTGGCGGCTTTCCGCCCGTAATCGTCCGCCGCCGCAGCTTTGTCGCCGCCGGAGCCGTTGTTATTGCCACTGATCGCAAACTTTTTCAGTTTGTCGGTCGTAAAGGCCTTTGCGCTGTGTTCGCCCATGGCTTGACCCTCATTCGGGTCCAGCCTTTCAACGCGCGGATTTATGGCGCCGATTGCAATTGGGCGAAAGGGTTTCTATATTTGCATTACGTGCAAATGGAGTCGAACGATGAGCACTTACAAGGCTTGGCCGCTCTGGCGGGAGCGCGGCAGCTTAGGTGGCCGCTGGGAGCTGGAAATCTTCGGCGAGGACGGCGGGACCGTGCTTGAGCGGGTGCCGCTCAACGAACTTCTCAATAAAACGGATGTCCGGGCTCTGCTTGATCAGATGGTGGCGGAGGCGAATCTCCCGCCCCGGCCGTCGAAGTTTGAGCTGCTGTCGGAGCCAACCCCGGCCCGCCGGAAAGCAGGGGCTGCTCGCCCCTGATCATCTTCTTCACCACTTCTGAGGGCGTTTGCCCGGTGTGGTAGGCGGTGTTGAATGCGCGCCCCTGGAACGAGTGCAGGAATGTCTCGTCGGCGGCCGAGGCGAGGCCGGTGATATGCCCTCCGCCAACCCAGGCCGACGCCTGCACCTGGGCTGGCGTGATCCCCAGCTCATCACCGATCGACTTATACCAGCCCTCAAGCGCGGCATACTCGTTCTTGTTCGGCATCCCGGCCCACATCGTCGGCTGATTGACCGCATCCTCCATCGTCAGCTGACCATTCTGGTACATCTGTTGCGGACGCACGATGTCGGCGCCTTTTTCAGGCGTGAACGACGTCTCCAAGAAACGCGGATCACGCGACAGGATCGCCGGCAACTTGAAGGCGTGCCGGTCCATCGTGCCGGGGGCATAATTGCCCATCAGGTTCTGAACGAAGGACGGCGGCTTCGGGTTCTTGAGGACGTCGTAGCCATCGGTCAGTACGCTGTTCACGTTTTGCTGGTGAAGCTTCTGCGCCTTGGAGCCGTAGGGCTGCGCAATCGGATCACCTCTTTCCGGCACCGGATTGCCTTGCGCATCGCGCTCATAGAAATAGCTCGCCGTCCTGATGTTCTGCGGGATTTTGTTCTCCGGGCTCGTGGCTGACACGAGGTTCATGTACTTCTCGAACGCTTGCTGCCCTTGCTCGTCGCCGAGTTCTTTCAGGAACATCCCGCGCAGCTGGCCGGTGTTGTACCAGCTCAGCCCAACGGTCTGCATGCCGTTCTTGACGATATCGATCATCTTCGCGCGGACATCCGAGTTGGTCACCAGATCGCGCATGCGATCCGAGACGCCGCGAGGCGGGTCATAGCGCTGCAATTCAAATTGCGGCACGTCCGGCACCTTGTTCATCACGGCCGGATCGAAGTTGAACAGCGGATCGAACTGCGTGCCAGCTGGCGGATTCAGCGTCGGCTTCGGGCCTTCCCACTGGCCAGTCGTCGGGTTCCAAACGTTAAGCTCGCGCTCCGCAGGGGCGCCTTTGAGCGCCTTCGCTGCGGCGCCCACCGGCCCGCGCGCGCCAAGCGCGGCCTCCGGCCCTCCTCCGGGCAACGACGCGGCGAGGCTCGTGACCCGTTGCTGCGTTTCTGGGTCCGCCATCGAGGCCTTGCCGGTAAGGACATCGCCCGGAGCCGTGGCGGCGCTCCACAGCCCCTGCCCCATGCGCTTGGCCTCTTCGCCGATCGCAGCGCCAACCCGCATCGGCATCGAATGCGCCGGATTCCCCGCGTAGTGGGCCAGCGTCTCGTCGTCTCCCGGCTGCCTCGCCGGAGCGGCAAACAAGGGATCATCTTGCCGTGGCCCGGTATCGGCGAACGTCGGCATCGTGTTTTGGCTCTGATCAGGCGCCATGGTGACGCTGGAGCCAAGCGGATCATCGTCCGGCGCGCCGCCATCGGCGAACCCGTGTCGAGGCCGCGTTATCATCGCAAGACGCCGCTGTAAGTCCGCGTTCATCTGCACAGGGCCGCCGCCCGCGTAGCCGCCGGCAGTCTGGATCGGCGCTCGACCTGGGCCTTCCGCGCCGCCGACGAAGGTCTGGCCGCCGATCCTGACCTTGTTCAGCGCGGCGAGCGGCGGCGCCCATGACGGCGGGTGCGGCATCCGCCCGTAATAGTGCGTCGCGCCGTGCGTCGGATCGGGTATGAGACCCGAATAGGACTTGTCGACGATGTCGCCGATCTGCGCATAAGCCGGGTTCTTCGGCGAGAGGTTCTGCGCGACGGGATTGCCCTCGGTGGCGCGCCCCGTGTTCCAGGGGCTGAACTCATGATAGCCGAACTTCGGGTTCACGCCCGCAGCCGGGGCGTGGACGACGCCAGCAATGCCCTGGCCGTAGCCACCAGCTCGGACGCGGTTGAGGATGGCGTGGGCGATTGCCGCTTGGCCGAGCGCGGGCTCGCCGGCCGCTTCGCCGTAGACAGTCCGGATCAGGTCTTGCCGATCGCCAGGGTCCAAGGGCGGACCGCCAGCGCTCGACGGCGTGGCTTCGGGCTGCCTCGACGCTAGCTCGAACTGGTCTGGCGCCGGGGTTCCGCCAGCGCCAGCGAAAGGATCGTGATCGACCGGCGCGACGTCGAAATCGTTCGGCGACGACGCCATCGAGCCAAAGGGATTTCCCTCGACCGGGTCGACGTCGTAGTCGCCGAGATCGTCGACCATTACCTACGGATCGTCGTTGTCCGCACGACTGGTTGACCCGGCTGACCCGGCCGCACCGGAGCCTGCGGGCGCTGCTGCTGACCCGGCAGCTGACCCGGCTGACGACCCGGCAGACCTGGACGCGGAAGACCCTGATCCGGCAGACCCTGTCCCGGTGATCCCGTCGTGTCGTAGGGCTCGCCAGCCGTGATTTCCCCCTCACTCGCCCCGACCTCGCCGGCATCAACGATCAGGTCGATGCCGCAAGTGATCCCTTCCGATGCGGCGGTGATGGTCGCAGCTCCTGCCGCGACCGACGTCACGGTCGCCTGGGTGTCTTCGGTCCCGGCCGAGACGGTGGCGATCGAGGTGTCAGACGAGGTCCAGTTGACCGGCCCTGGCGGATGGGCTGGTGCGCCCTGAGAATCGGTGTAGGCGACGGTCAGATCGACAGATTGTCCATGAGCGAGCGAGACCATGTTTCCTCTCCTTATCAAGCTGGGGTGTAGGGGGTTCCAGCCGTGATTGTTGCCGTCATTAGCGGCGCGTTCGGGTCGTAAAGCATGACGGGGTGCTCGGTGAAGTAGGCGACAGCGTCATCGAACGGAATCGGCATGACCAGGGCGCGCTGGCCCATCCATTGGCCGCAGACGAAGCTCTCGGTGGGAACCGCGACGAACGCCATTGGCGAGCCAGAGTAAAAAAGGGTGGCCGCTTCTTGGGGATCGAGTGGTTCGCTCATGATCGCCTCCGGATTCGGAAATATTGGCCGGTCTTTGGATGCTGGACGTAAAATTCACCGTCGGGAGCGCGCCTCGCCGTGCCGTAGGGCGTCTCAATTTGATGATGGACCGAGCCGCCGCTCGCCCGCTTTTGCCGATCTGAGCCCGAACCGTTCGTGCGCTGCGGCGCAGGCCTCGCTTTCACCTCTTGGATCTTCGCCCTGGCCTGTTGCTGGCCCATGACACGTTCGTGCTGCTGCGAGCGCTCGCTCATCTGCTCTTCGTGAGCGCGGCCGCGCTCTTCGCGCTGCGATTCGACGGCTTGTTCGCGCTGACCCATCTGGTCTTCGTGCGCGCGGTCCTGCTGAGCGTTCGCGGCATCGAATTGCCGCCCCTGCATGTCCCTCGCGGCGTCGAATTGCTGCTGTTGCGCGCCCATGACGCGGTCGTGCATCTGCTCGCGCACGCCCATCTGCTGCTCATGCTGCTGATCGCGCGCATGCAGCTGGTCTTCATGCGCCCAACCACCTCTTTCGAGGTTCAATTCGTGCGCTTGCTCGCGCATTTGCGTCGCGGTGTCGTGCGCGCGGTCGAGCTGGCTCTGTTGGGCCTCATGCTGCTGCTTCTGCGCCTCCATTTGCGGCTTGCGGGCCTCGTTCTGGGCCTGGAAACCAGCGGTATGGGTGGCGAGCTGCTGCTTTTGCAGCGCCATCTTCGACGTCGCCATCTTCACTTGCGCATCGACTTGGTGCTGCTGGTCGTCGAGCGGCTTGTCGCGCATGTCGAGCTGGAGCTGACCGGCCCGTGTCTGCGCATCCATCATCGCCGCCTGCCCGGTTAGCATCGCGGCCTGGGCCTTCGGGTCCGGCGGCGGGCCGGACGGCATCGGATTTAAAAATTGATCAGGATTCGCGAAGCCGATTCCTCGAATGCAGAGTTTACGAATCGTAGCGACATTGAAAGCGCTCGGTTCGTCTTTGGCCATCTGATACAAGGCCGCGTTGCGCAGCATTCGCTGGAGATGCGAGGCCGTATTCGGGTCCGCGCGCGTGACAATTTCACTCGTGTTCAGCGCCTGCTGGAAGGCTTGCTCATCCCAATCGTAGGCGGAGCGCTTGTTCGCTCGCCAAAACGCCTCCGGGTCTTCGCGGAAGCGCTCGCACAGGAGCTGAAGCTCGTCGCTCTGCGCCGCACACAGCCTCTTGTGCGTCGCCATAAGCGGTTTGATGGCTTGCTCGATGAGAGCGAGGGTCGTCCCGACCGGCGCGTCTTGGCGGCCTTCGCCGACCATGATCTCGGCCGTGCCGCCGAGGCTCTTCCCTTCCTGATTCAGCTGCTGAACGAAGCCCACCCAGACCGAGTCTGGCGATCGGTAAGGCAGACCCATCGCCACTTGCTGGATCGGCAGGCCGCCGGTCTCGACTTCGGCCGAACCCCCTGGCGGAACCCTGAATATGTTGTTATTCTGTCTAGCGGCCCCTTTCGCAACTAATAAGCCTGGAAAATTGGCGAACATGCCGGCGTCTACTATCTCTCGCCAAGCAGCCGTGATGCCGTTTGTAATATTTCCCAGCAGATGACTTAGGCCAATAGCATAAAATCCGAACCCACGGATGAATGGATACTGTACGAAATACGTTTTCGGCAAACACATCTCGTCGTCTTCGTTCCAATTCCTTCTCAGTTCGAGGACTGTTCTTGTCTCCTTGTGGATCGCCACCTTGTAGGGAACCGCGAGGCCGTCCGGCTCGCCATCCGTCTCGTGCTCGAACCCCGGCAGATCCAGCTCGCAGTAGCACTCCAAGATCTCGTGATCGCGGTCGTCCTTCTCCCAGCTGTCGAAGCGGCGAACGCCGGAGATCTGCTCGGCCTGAAGCTCCATCGGTCCCTTCTCGATGAAGCCGGTGTCGTTGAGCGGGACATCGCGATAGGCCCCGACGAGCTGCATGCGGCGGATCATCGACGGGCGCATGAATGAGCGGTGCGTGATGCGGCCTGCGTCGTAGATCGAAGTCGCGCTATTGTTGACGATCAGGTCGTCGCCGAACACCGCGCGTGAGATCGGCCGCCGGAGGATCGGGTCATGGTAGACTTTCTTGAAGGTACAACCATCCAAGCCCACACGGAGGAGCATTGCGTCTGTGTCAGGAACCCACGGCTTGTCGACGGTGGTCAAGTAGTGATTGAGATCGTGCTCAAGCGCATCGGAGAGCGTGTCGAGATCTTCAGTCGAGCCCGACGTGTCCTCGGAAACTTTGGCTGGCCCGTCGGTGGGGCACAGCTCGGCGAAGGCGTTGGCGCCGAAACGGATTACCGCTTCCGCCAGTAGCGTGGCCCGGACCTGGGACTGGCCTTCGAGCGGCGCGGAGCCATCGGAACCGCTGGAGCGCATGGACTCGATGCGAAGGCCCATCAGCTCCATGCCGCGAGCGCGCGTGTCGAGCCACTCGCGGCGGGATTCGTTGTCTTGTTCGATCAGCCGCAGGAGATCGTCGGCGATCCCGTTCAGCTCAGAGTCGCCGAGCACCTCGGCAAGGTTGTCGCCGAACTCGGTATCCTCTTTCGGGATGCGCCTGGGGCCGACATAGACGATGACGCCACCGTCTTCGGTCTCGATCTTGGTCGCCTTGTCGTAGTCGATGTCGCCGTCGTCAGCGTCGAGGTTAATCTCTTTCGGCGCGAAGCGGGTCGAGAGGTCGCCGGGGTCGTCTACGCTGCCATCGATTGGGGATGGCGGCAGCCTGATTGCGCCCAATCCGCCAAACCCGGCCATCGCCGACCCCGTTCAGATCAAGATTGTGGAAGATCATCCGCGAGGACCAACTCTTGGTCCATGATGCCCTTCTCGATCTCTTCGTCCATTGGGTAGCACAAGACCATCACGCCGTGTATCCGCGACGCCGCGATCCATTTCTCCGGCGGGTCGCCCGCTTTCTTCAGCCGGTGGCCGGCGCGGAAGAGCGCCAGGGCGTCGCTCTTTTCGAGAATCTTCTCGGGGGGCGCTTCGTCCTCGGCTTCCGGGCGCGGCTGCTGATCGCGCTGGGGAACGCCAGGACGGGCGGCCGGCGGCTGCGCCGGGTGGCGCGGGGGCGGCGCTGCGGCGGGGTGGGAGCGTTGCTGACTCTGCGACTGTGAGGATGCTGGGCGGTGGGGGGCTTGGGCCATGGGCTTTCTCCCGGTTGGGCGGGAGGGGACGCCAAGAGACGGACCGGGCGGTGCCCCTCCCATGGCTCGCTTGCTGCCGGTCCGCCGTCAGAAGTCCGCCATCTCGGTGGCGGAGTTCGCGCAGGGATGGCAGTTGACGTCAAGAGGGGCGCGCAGCTCTCCCGAGTGACGGCCCTTTCGCCGCGCCGCCGATCGCCAGCGGCTTCGCGTGTCTCTCCTTGCGCGACATTTTGCCGCGCTTCACCCCGAGCTTGGTCGGCTGATTCGTGCCCTTCTTCAGCTCACCCGCCTTTTGGAGTGTGCTCGTCGCCACGGCCCACGGGTTCACGCCGGGGCTCGATTTCTTAATTGCTTTGACCGCCTTCTCTAGGATGGCCGGCATCGTTCCCTCCAGGGCCGATGATGACAGAACCCGTAAATCCAGCCTTCTTCAAGATCATCATCGCGAACTGAATCGCTTGCTCGCTGTTCAATCCGATCCAGGCGATCTTTTTGCCGAACTTGATCTTCACATTCCCATGCTCGTCGGCGCCGACGGCGAGGAGCAGGCCGCCCTCGTCGTCCGGGCTGGGCTTGCCGTGCGGGAAGTCGCCGGTCGGGCCGAGCTTGGGCAGCTTCACTTCTGCGCCGCCCGCGCCTGGGGCAGCCCAACGCGCCATTCGCCGCAACCGTCCCCTTCCCAAGTGCGCGGGAACGCTGATTCGCCGCCAGCCAATAGCGTTGCCCTCGTCGGCGGAAACCTGTGACACCTTCCAGTCTGCTTTTCTTCCGGAGGGTCAACGTCCCAATTAATTTCAGGAAGCCAAAACTCACAGCTCCAACATAGCCGGGGCAGATCGGCGACCTTGGTCTGCGCCAGCTTCTGCCAATTGCCGGTCATTGCCGCTTCAGCTTCCGTTCGAGCATCGGCTTGGTGATCATTTCCTCGTTGAGCGGAATCAGGTCCACCACCGTCCTCATGAACAGGTACAAATGCTCCTCGCGCATCGCGTCGGTCGCCTCGGCATTGCCAACGACAAACATTCCGGCCAGCCACATGCTGACCAAATCCACGAGCGCCGCGCTTTGCACGGCCTGACCTTTCCCGGCGAGAAGCGGCCGGATCGATTCGACGAGGCGTTGCGCCTCAAGCGCTTGATCCCTGGAATCGTCGCTCAATTGACGCCGCCCATCCTCTGACGGACGTACTCTTGCGCGAACCGCTCGCACAGCGCGGCGAAGAAGCATCTCGGCGTGAAGTACTTCAAGAACTCGCCGGTCGCGATCTCCTCGTCGCTGCAAGCGAGAATGTGGACCGGGCCGTCCTGCACGATCGCGCCAATGCCGTTGATGAAAAACAATCCCTCAGCCGTGTGCGAGACGCCGAGCACAACGCCGTGCAGCTTGCCGATCTCAGCGGCGACCGCGTCGAGGATCGGCCGCACCTCGAACGAGCTGCGGACCTTGCTTTGCTGACGGAGCTGGTGCTCGCTCATGGAGTCCTGTCTCGCTCGATCTGCTGATACCGGAGGACCATACCCGCCCGGAACGCCCGGGCGGCAAAGTCATCAAGAAATTTGCCCGCCGTGATCTCCTCCAAGGTCGTCGCGATAACTTCGTCCCCGTCATTCGAGACCGGCTCGCCGTTGACGTCGACGAAGATCAGCCGATTGCCGTTTTTCACCACCTCGACATCGATCCCCACAACCCGGCCGATCGTCCGCGCCATGCGGGTGAGCCGTTCTGCAACTTCGTCAAGTTCAGCCATGTTTCCTCCAAAAAAGCGGGCGGCCCCCATCCGCGATGCGTCGGGGGGCGAAGCCGCTTAGAGAGCCGCCCGGGCTGGTCCGGATTTGGTCGAAACGGCCAGCCGATTGCACGATACCGCGA